TAGGCCCTTTAAAAAAAGACAAAAAATTATATGACCTTGAACAAGTTGAAGGTTACGTAATTAGAAAAGCTAGTGAAAACGGATTAGAATCTAGCTACGATGTTATGGCAGAAGAAATGCCATACTTTAAAACTTTAGCATATACAGAATATGCGGGTTGTTTTTATTTACAACCATTAAACTATAAAATAAGAAACGAACAAATGATTGATGCTGCTAAACCTAGCAGTGAAGATGTTTTAGATTATTCTTCTTGGTTTATAAATAGAATTGTAAATAATGGCGCTAATAAATATAGTGGGCGAGACGAAAAAGCTTTTGAAAAATATGAGCCTAAAGACTACTTAGTAGTTTTACCTGGTTCTAACAAAGTTAGGGAAAATGTATGTTTGAATAGATTAAAACATATAAGAAATAAACACGGTAACAATGTGTATTTTAAACCGCATCCTATAACAACACATCAAATTATAGGTGAATTAAAAGATTTTTTTGGGGAAGAAAATATACTACCAAGAAATATAAACATGTATTATTACTTACAAAAAGCTAAAGGAGTATATACAACTCATATAAGCGAAAGCGCTGTATACAGTGTTGTTATGAATAAAACTACACAACCTATAGATGTTTGGAATAATATACAAAAAGGATCATTTTATTGTATAAATAATCATTTATTATATAATCAACACAGTGCTAAAGAATATGTTAATAAAACATTTTCTAATTATAAATCAGGAATTATAAATCCTGAAATAGATAAGGATTGGAAATTAAAAGTTGATAAGTATATAGATTATATATGTGCTAAAAGAGAAAAATACAAAGGGTGGTTTGTAAACGAAGCACCAAAAAGATAACGATATGAATATGTCTTATAAATGGCAGATCACGGGTTTGAAAAAAGCGCCATCAATTGACGAGTTGTCAGATGTGATCACGCATATTAATTTTTCTTATACAGGAACAGATGCTGATTCTGGGGAAAGTACTGCATTTACGGGCACATGTCCAGTTAGTCCACCTAATTCAGAAAGCTTCACACCGTTTAATGATGTAACAGAAGCAGATGTAATTGAATGGGCAAAAGCAAATCATCCGGTAACACGTATGAATAATGTAATTGAAAAACAAATTAACCAAAAGATAACACCAAAAAACAGAAAGGCACTATTGCCTTGGGATAATTAAATTAAATATTATGGCAAAAAATAAAATAACCAAAGAAGAATTAAAAGGCTTACAAGGAATAGTAGGTAAATTAAATCAGGCAGCTAGTCAATTAGGTAACATAGAAATGCAAAAGCACGAGGTATTACATGCTTCAGCACTATTAAAAAGTGATCTAGAACAAATGCAAAATACTTTAAAAGAAGTTTACGGACTAGTAAATATAAATTTGACAGACGGAACTTATGTCGTTAGTAAGGAAGATTAGTATAGGTAGAGACTACAAGAATGACGCAATGCATTATGCTGTGGGCCAAGAAGTATATGGTGGCCATACAATATGTGACATTGTAGAAGAACACGACAAGTTTTCTATTTATATAAAAAAGGGTAAAGAAGTATTACCTTGGAAAGATTTTAATAAAAATATGGCTATTGCCGTTGAGTATAATTTAGAGTATTAATGCGAAGTTTATTTAACTTTATAGTTAAACCTAAAAACGGACGTTACAATAATAAAAAAACTATTGATGGTCAAGAGCTTTTGTTAACTACAGAAATTTTTGACCACCGATACGTTAGCAGAAATGGCATAGTGACGTCGACCCCTAAACAAAATAATACAAAAATTAAAGTAGGGGATGAAGTTATAGTACATCATAATGTGTTCAGAAGATGGCACGATCAATATGGTGAAGAAAGAAATACTAGAAGCTTTTATAAGGAAGATGAATACTTTGTAATGCCAGACCAAATATTTTTATATAAAAGAAATAACAAATGGCATGCGCCAGATGGTTATTGTTTTATTAAACCAATTGTATCTAATAATATATTTTCTGATGAAAAAGAAGTTCCATATAAGGGAGTTTTGAAACATGTAGATAGTAAACTTAGTGATGTCTGTATAGGAGATTTAGTTGGTTTTACGCCTCGCAGCGAATATGAATTTGTTGTTGATGGCGAAAGATTGTATAGAGTATTAACCAATTCAGTATCTATTAAATATGAACGTCAAGGAAACGAAAAAGAATATAATCCAAGCTGGGCATAAAGCAGTTGAAGAATTAATAAAAGTTGCTAAAGAGGCTATAGTTGATTCAGACGATGATGTTTCTGCTGATAGATTAAAGAACGCTGCAGCTACGAAAAAGTTAGCTATATTTGATGCTTTTGAAATATTAAACAGAATAGAAGAAGAAAAAGGTTTATTAGACGGGGTAACAATAGAAAAAAAAGAAAGTACCTTTAAGGGGTTTGCTGAAAAAAGATCTAAATAATGTACGAACAATCATTATATAGTATTATAGAGCCTATAAAAATTAATACAATTAAAAGGCTTAATAAAGCAAAGAAGTGGAAATACGGTTATAATAAAGAAAATGATGTTATTGTAATTAGTAAGACCGGTGAAATAGGAGATGTGTATAGCATACAGAATTTAAAAGTAGCATTGCCTCCTGTACCAAAAAATCTTAGCAAAAATAATAATAAATGGGAAGTCCAAGAATATCCAAAAGAATTAGAAAAGTTAAAAACTATATTTGATTGGAAGGATTTACCGGTAGATTATAAAAATAGATGGCATGGGTATATCGATAATGAGTTTAGTAGACGCGATGAAGGCTACTGGTTCTATAACAAGGGCAATCCTACTTACATTACTGGCGCTCATTATATGTACTTGCAGTGGACCAAGATTGATGTTGGGAAGCCAGAGTTTAGAGAAGCAAACAGATTATTCTTTATATTCTGGGAAGCTTGCAAAGCAGATACAAGATGTTATGGAATGTGCTACCTCAAAAATAGACGGAGTGGGTTTTCATTCATGGCATCATCAGAGACTGTCAACCAAGCTACCATCTCTTCAGACTCTCGATACGGAATACTTTCAAAGTCAGGAGCTGATGCAAAAAAAATGTTTACCGATAAAGTTGTACCAATATCCGTCAACTACCCGTTCTTCTTTAAACCAATACAAGATGGAATGGATAGACCAAAAACAGAATTGGCATATCGTGTTCCCGCAAGTAAATTTACTAGGCGTAAAATAATTGTAAATGAAAAAACTGAAGAGCTTGCTGGCCTTGATACCACAATTGATTGGAAAAATACTGGTGATAACAGCTACGATGGTGAAAAGCTTGCGTTACTTGTGCATGATGAGGCCGGTAAATGGGAAAGACCAGAAAATATATTAAACAACTGGAGAGTAACTAAAACCACATTAAGGCTAGGTTCAAGAGTTATTGGAAAATGTATGATGGGTTCAACAAGTAACTCATTAGATAAGGGAGGTGAAAACTATAAAAAATTATACGATGACTCAGATGTTACAAAAAGAAACCGCAATGGACAGACTCGCTCAGGATTATATAGTTTGTTCATACCTATGGAATGGAACTTCGAAGGATTCATTGATTCTTATGGATTACCTGTATTCAATACGCCCGCAGAGCCGGTTGAGGATAGCTACAAACAACTTATTGACATCGGGGTTATCGAACACTGGGAGAATGAAGTTGAAGGATTAAAAGGAGATCAAGACGCATTAAATGAATTTTATAGACAATTTCCACGGACTGAAGAGCACGCTTTCAGAGATGAAACTAAGAATAGCATATTTAATCTTGTTAGGATTTACGAACAGATTGACTACAATGAAGAAGCTAGATACGACGGTAATGTCAATACTGGATCTTTTTCGTGGCAGAACGGCATTAAAGATTCAAAAGTTCAATTTACACCGAACCCTAATGGAAGATTTAAAGTAAGTTGGATTCCAAGTTCAAATTTACAAAATAAAGTAATAATAAAAAATGGAGTTAAATATCCTGGTAATGAACACGTTGGTGCATTTGGTTGCGATAGTTATGATATATCCGGAACTACCGACGGCAAAGGATCTAAAGGTTCTTTACACGGCCTCACAAAATTCAGTATGGAGAATGCTCCTCCGAATAGATTTTTTTTAGAGTATATTGCAAGACCTCAAACTGCAGAAATATTTTTTGAAGATATATTAATGGCATTACATTTTTACGGTATGCCAATACTTGCAGAAAATAACAAACCTAGATTATTATATTATTTAAAAAGAAGAGGTTATAGAGGCTACTCAATGAATAGACCTGATAAAGTTTGGAATAGATTATCTGTTGCTGAAAAAGAAATAGGCGGAATACCAAACTCGAGTGAAGATATTAGACAAGCTCACGCTGCTGCAATTGAAAGTTATATAAATTCATATGTAGGACATACTGGAGACGGCAATTACGGGGATATGTATTTTAATATTACATTAAATGATTGGGCAAAGTTTGATATAAATAAAAGAACAAAATTTGATGCCGCGATAAGCTCGGGCTTGGCGGTTATGGCATGTAATAAAAACTTGTATACACCAAAAGCTATGATACAATTAAAAGATAAAGTTAATTTTAGTTTTGCTAAATATGATAACAAAAGCAACATTTCAAAAATAATACAATAAATGGCTAAGATAATTAAAAAAGGCATTTTTCCAAGTCAAGCTGTAAGCAG